TATTGCACGGCCAGAAGGACAAACTACCAAGGAGGATTATAATCTTATGGCTGAAGCCGGTTGCAAACACGTTATTGTTGGCGTTGAATCTGGTAGCGAAGCTGTACGATATCATATGAGAAAAAAATTTACAAATGATGATTTACATATAATGATTGAAAGTCTTTATAATGTTGGTATTACTCAAGAATGGAATTTAATGACTGGCTATGTTACCGAAACAAGAAAAGATTTTGAAGATACACTTGCATTAGTAAAAAAATATAAAGATATTCCGTTTCCAAAAATGATTGTTAATCCAGTTGGGGTATTGCATTTATTACCTGGTTCTCCTTTGTATGACACTCATGCTAGACAATTAGAAATTACCTGGGAAGATGTAAAAGGAGGTGTAGGATTAATATATGATTATTGGTATAGTAAACAAAACCCTGATAATACATTTGTTAATAGAGTATCTTGGTGGGTTGAATTATTAGAATATTGTCATGAACACAACTATATGACAGAATATAGATATAAGTCAAAAAAAGCAATTGCTGATCGACTTCTTATGGAATGGAACCAAAGAAAAATTTAAAATGATTAATTTTAATATAGAAATTGGTAAAAAAATCAATAAATGTCCTACAGGCAAAATTATTTTTAATAACAAAATAATTCATATCGGAGAATATAATAAAAATTCTTTTGAGTTAAAACCTATTATAGGTACAAACACATTATCTATTAGTTTAGAAAACAAAAATGAAAGAGATACTGTATTAAAAGGAAATAAAATTGTTGAAGATTTATTTTTAATAGTTAAAGAAATTAAATGTGTTATTACAAACGATTGCTTAGAAGCACTTGACAAAATTGGAAAATATCAAACTAACGATGGTAAAATATTAAAAACATACGGCTATCTTTCTTTTAATGGTACATATACCTTCAAATTTGATTATCCATTCTTTATTTTCTATAAAAATAAGATTTTTTACTAGACATTATCAGATAAATATAGTAGTATATTAAGAAGCTTAATATATTTAGGCAAAACAAACATAGGCACACAAGGAGGCTTACATTATGGCTACATTGGCTGAAATAAGAGCGAAGTTAAAATCCCAAGAAGTGAATCGCTCCACTTCTTCAACAGGTGGCGACAATGCCATCTATCCACACTGGAACATACAGGAAGGACATGAAGCAGTTATTAGATTCTTACCCGATAAGGATACTGCTAACACTTTTTTCTGGACTGAGAGAAATATGATCAAACTACCTTTTGCAGGTACTAAAGGTCAAAGTGATTCTCGACCAATCCAGGTGCAAGTACCGTGTATGGAAATGTACGGAAAAACTTGTCCGGTTCTAACAGAAGTTAGACCTTGGTTTAAAGATAAATCAATGGAAGATATGGGCAGAAAGTATTGGAAAAAGAAAAGTTATATATTCCAAGGCTTTGTTGTACAAAATCCATTAAACGAAGATGTAACACCAGAAAATCCAGTTAGAAGATTTATAATTGGACCACAAATCTTTAACATTATTAGATCGGCATTACTTGACCCAGAAATGGAAGAGTTACCAACTGATTATGTAAAAGGAGTTGACTTTAGAGTTAACAAAACTTCTAAAGGTGGATATGCTGATTACTCAACATCAAAATGGTCACGAAGAGAAAGAGCTCTAGACGAAACAGAAAGAGCATCTATTGACAAATTTGGTTTACATAATTTGTCAGATTATAGACCAAAAGAACCATCTGAAGCAGAAGTAAAAATAATCAAAGAATTATTTGAAAAATCTGTTGAAGGTGAAGCGTATGATCTTGAGAAATATGGACAATACTATAGACCTGCAGGCGTAGGCTCTAGAGTATCTATACCAACAGCAAGTAGACCTGCTCCAGTTGAGAAGACTGCTAATCCGGTAAATGCAGAAGTAAAAGTTGCAGAAACGGTAACAGCGTCGGCTCCAACAGCACAACCAACAGGTGATAGTGCCAAAAGAGCAGAAGACATCTTGAAATTAATCAGATCAAGACAAGCAAAATAATAACCAAATACAAGGTCTTAATTTATATTGACGATTAGGACCTTGTATGCTAAAATAGAAAGTGATTATGGTTAAACCGTTTGACGTAACAAAATTTAGAAAAAGTATAACAAAGTCTATACAAGGACTTGGTGTAGGATTCAACGATCCAACTGACTGGATATCCACAGGAAACTATGCATTAAATTATTTAATAAGTGGAGACTTTAACAAAGGTATTCCGCTAGGCAAAGTAACAGTACTTGCAGGAGAATCTGGATCAGGAAAAAGTTTTATAGCATCAGGTAACATTGTTAAAGAAGCACAAAAACAAGGCATCTTTGTAATACTAATTGATTCTGAAAATGCATTAGACCAATCATGGCTTGAAGCACTTGGCGTTGATACAGACGAAAAAAAACTTTTAAAATTAAGTTTATCTATGGTAGACGACGTAGCAAGAACAGTTTCAGACTTTATGAAAGGTTATAAAGACGAACACGCCGACGATAAAGAAAACGCACCTAAAGTATTAATTGTAATTGATAGTTTGGGTATGCTATTAACACCAACTGATGTTGATCAGTTTGAAAGAGGTGAAATGAAAGGTGACTTGGGTAGAAAACCTAAAGCCTTAACAGCACTTGTAAGAAACAGTGTTAATATGTTTGGTTCTTGGAACGTAGGACTTATAGCAACTAATCACACATACGCATCACAAGATATGTTTAATCCTGATGATAAAATCTCAGGAGGACAAGGTTTTATATATGCATCAAGTATTGTGATTGCAATGAAAAAATTAAAACTAAAAGAAGACGAAAAAGGTAACAAAATTACCGACGTTAGAGGTATTAGAGCGGCGTGTAAAGTAATGAAAACAAGGTTTGCAAAACCGTTTGAATCAGTACAAGTGAAAATTCCATGGGACACAGGTATGGATCCTTATAGTGGATTAGTGGACTTATTTGAGAAAAAAGGTATTTTAACACAATCTGGTAACAGATTGAAGTATATAGACACGGCAGGAAAAGAACATTTAAACTTCAGAAAATCCTGGGTTGGAGATAAATTAATTATGTTGATGAAAGACTTTGATAAATTATCAACAAAACCCAAGGAAGAAATTGATGATAGACATGACGCATGAAGACATTGAACGTATTTGGAACTCATTTTCTCTTTACATACCAGACAGACAAAAATCGGATGCCGCAGTTGACTTTGTTAGCACATTAAAGTTTCTTGATGTTGATACTGCTCAAATTAAAGCATCATCTGATCATGATCCAAAATTAGAAGAAGCAGTTGAATCTGTGTATGGTGAAGAAGAAGACGATGAAGAATACGGAGATGATGGTGAATTGGTATACTGAAGTAAGTAAAAATATACAATTAATACCAGACTGTATTAAACATTTCGACACAGAGCTATCACAAGCAAAAAAAGAATGCTCTATTTGGGGCAATTTAGAAAAAGCATCTGCGTCAATGCCCGGTGTTGTCGAACATCGATTTAATCAATTACAAGAAATCGAAGCAATCCTAGAATATTTAAATATTGAATATCGTAGATTACGATCTAAAACATTTCGAAATTTTTTAGAAAGTTATAATAAAAAGCTAACCAGCAGAGATGCTGACAAATATGTCGACGGTGAAGCTGATGTTGTTGATATGGCAAAAATTATAAATGACTTTGCACTTTTAAGAAACCAATGGTTAGGCATTACCAAAGGACTAGACCAAAAACAATGGCAAATAACAAACATTGTTAAGTTAAGAGTGGCGGGGATGGAAGATGCCAACATCAAATAGAATAATCCTTACAGACGTAGACGGCGTATTACTAGAATGGGAAAACCATTTTACTAAATGGATGGTAACTCGTGGACACAAATTAAAAGAAAATTTTAAATCTGAATACAATATGCAAAAACGATTTGCAGATCATAATATAGATATTAAAACTAAAATAAGAGAATTTAATAAAAGTGCTTGGATGGCAACACAACCTCCAATGCCCGAATCACAAACTTGGGTAAAATTATTACACGCAGAAGGTTGGACATTCATACCAATTAGCTCACAAACATCTGACATTCCTGCACAAGAATTACGTAAGAGAAGATTAGAAGAACTATTTGGTGAAGACGCTTTCTACAACTTTCATATACTAGAAACAGGACAAGATAAAGATGACGTACTTGCAGAATTCCATGGCACAGGATTATATTTTGTGGAAGATAAATGGACAAATGCGTTAGCAGGTTTAAGATATGGCTTAAAAATATTATTCATTAATCATCCTTATAATCAAAAATATAAACACCCCAATATTACCAGAGTAAGTAATTGGCAAAACATATATAAAATTGTAACAGGAAAAAAATGAAAGTTTACGTAGGATACGATACTAGAGAAGACATAGCATATCAAGTTTGCGAACATTCAATTAAAAGACGTAACGGACAAATAGAAGTAATTCCTTTAAAACAAAAAGATTTAAGAGAACAAGGTGTCTATACAAGAGGAGTTGATAAACTTGCTTCTACAGAATTTACATTTACAAGATTTTTTATTCCATATCTAAACAACTACAACGGGTGGGCAATTTTTTGTGACTTAGATTTTGTTTGGCGTATATCTCCTACAGAACTAGAGCAGTATTGTGATGATTCTAAAGCAGTCGTTTGCGTACAACACGATTATAAACCTAAAGAAGGTTTAAAAATGGATGGGCAAATACAATTACAATATCCAAGAAAAAATTGGTCAAGTATGGTACTTTGGAACTGCGGACATCCTAAAAATAAAATACTAACACCTGAACTATTAAACAAAGAAACAGGAAAATATTTACATAGATTTTCATGGTTAAATGATTCTGACATAGGAAATTTGCCACCTATATACAATTGGCTAGTAGGATGGTATCAAGAACCTAAAGATGGTACACCTAAAATATTACATTACACAGAAGGCGGTCCGTGGTTTGAAAATTATAGAGACTGCGAATATGCTGATGTGTGGAAGAAAGAATTAATAAATTTATTCAGTGCTTAAATGGTTAATAAAATATCGGTTTTACAAAACTTAAAAAATGTTTACAGTGATCCGTATCCTCATATTATAATCGAAAATTGCTTACCAGAAAAAATACATAATGAATTATTAGATACATTACCTGATAAAAAATTAGACGAGCAAGAACCAAAAGACAAGTATAATAAACTAACTTGGCACGTAAATGAAATTAAAGAAGAAAATTGGCCTGTTAGTAATATTTGGAAAGAATTTATAGAATATCATTGCTCACAAGAATATTTTGACAATGCATTAAATATTTTTGACAAATGGGCAAACACCTTACCATTAACAAAAAATATTCGACTAGAGGATCGTTCAAAAAACGAAGACATTCATGAGGATGCAAATTGTTATACTAATTTTAATTTTGTTAAACACCCTACACTAAACAACGTTTCTACTAGAACACCACATTGTGATAATGAAAAAGAAATTTATGCTAGTTTATTATATTTAAAATACCCACAAGACCAAAGCACCGGTGGCGGATTTAATATACATCAAGCAAAAAATTTAACAATGTTTGAGGATAGAGAATTTAAATATCCAGGTCCTATTATTAGAACTTGTCCTTATGAATCAAACAATTTTGTAATGCTTTTAAATAACAAACACGCACAACACAGTGTTGAACCTCGACAAAATGCTATACATCCTCGTTGGAGCATCAATATGATTGGACGATATACCGGTTC